ACTTACGCTGATGAACTAGGTAAGGCACTTGCTAGAACCTATGACCAGAACGTAGCCAAGCAGATTGCAAACGCTTCTAGAGCTTCTACTAACCTTAGTGGTGGTAATGGTGGTCTTGTACTAACACTTGCTAATGGTAATACAGCTTCTTCTGATGTTACTGGTGATGAGATAGCAGCAGCTATTTATGACATTGCACAGACATTTGACGAAAGAGACATTCCTCCAACAGATCGTTTCTGTGTACTACCACCTGCTGAGTACTACAAACTTGCTGAGTCTGCTACAAGAACTGTAGACGTTGACTTCAACCCACAGGGTAATGGTTCGTTTGCTTCTGGTAAGGTACAACAAGTTGCTGGCATCCCAATAATGATGTCAAACAACGTACCTCAAACAAACGTGGCATCTAACCCAAGTGGAGCTAACAACACCTACTCTGGTGATGATAGTAAAACTATTGGTCTTGTTTTCCACAAGTCAGCAGTTGGTACTGTGAAGCTTATGGATATGACAACTGAGATCTCTGGTTCTGACTACGGAATTATGTATCAAGGTACATTAATGGTTGCTAAGTATGCTCTTGGTCATGGAATCCTAAGACCAGAATGTGCAGCTACTATTAAGCTATCTGCTTCTTAATTTCAATTTATAGGGTATCTTATTATTAGATACCCTTTTTTTATACCCATGTATTCATCTAAAAAGAAAAAAAAGAAAGGTGGGAGAGACTCACTTAAGATCAAAAAGAAAGGTTACTAATCATGTTTGGCAAGAATAAAAAGAAAAAAAGTATTCTTGGATTAGAAGGTCAAGCTTATATTGATGCCTATAATCAAAAGATGAACGATACAGGTAAAACAACGCTTGCAGAGAAAGCTAGGTTTCTAAAAGAAACAACTAAAATCAAAAACAAAATGATTCAATCAGGAGGTATGTAATGGCTATAGCTGCAACTACTGAACTTGAAGCAATCAACATAATGCTTGCTGCTATAGGAGAAGCACCTATAAACACTCTTGTAGGTACACTTCCTGTTGATGCTCGGATTGCTCAATCAACCTTATCTGAAGTAAATAAAAGTGTACAGTCAGAAGGTTGGTCTTTTAATACAGAAATTGATGTAACTTTTACAAGAGATAGTTCTAATCAAATTAGTTTACCTACAGATATTCTTAGTATTGACGCTAATATTCATCATCATCCAACCATTGACCCTATACAACGTGGTTTAAAATTATATGACAGACAAAATAATAAGTTTGAATTTGACGAGGACTTGATTTGTACTGTTGTTTATTTAAGAAATTTTGATGAAATACCAGAACCAGCCAGACATTACATAAATATACAGGCTGCAAGAAAATTTGTTGATAGGCTTGTAAGCGATCAAGCACTAAGAACTTACACCCAACAAGACGAGACTAGAGCTAGAGCGATACTTATGGAAACAGACTTAGCAAATGGAGATCATAATATATTAAGAGGAGATCCTTCTCTTACTAGTATCTTTGATACTTACAATCCTTCTAGTGCTTTAATTAGATAACTATGGGTGTTATATCAAGAGCTATACCTACATTATTGAGAGGTATATCACAATCTTCTGATGCTTTGAAGCAACCAGATCATGCTGAGATACAAGACAATGCTGATAGCAACCCTGTTCTTGGTCTTACAAAAAGATCTGGCTCTCAATTTTTATCTACAATTAGTAGTTCTACTCTTGGTAATGTCCATATACAAACTATAAACAGAGATGTTAATGAAGAGTATGTAGCAATATTCAGTAATGGTGATGTAAAAGTTTATGAACTGGATGGAACAGAAAAGACAGTAAACAAACCTGATGGAACAGCATATTTAAATACATCAAACCCTAGAAGTGTAATAAAAACAGTAACTATTGCTGATTTTACTTTTGTTGTTAATACAAGTATTACACCAGTAATGGATTCAGCATTATCAAATAGTGCTAGTAATATAACTCAAGCAATAGTATTTATAACTCAAGCAACAGCAGATACAACTTATTCAGTCACCGTAGATGGCGTGACAGTTTCAGATAATACTGCTGGTAATAATCCTTTATCAACTGATACTGTTGCTGCTGATTTAGGTGGCGGTTTAAACGCTGGACTTACAGGTTTCACAATTGTTAGAAATGGTCCTGTTCTTCATATTAAAAAAAATGATGGTAGTAATTTTTCAATAGATGGTACTGATACACAAGGTAATACCAAGATGACAATTATTAAAGATACGGTACAGCAGTTTACAGATCTTCCAAATGTGTCACCCAATGGATATGTAGTAGAAATTGTTGGTGATGAAGGTACAAACTTTGACAATTATTACGTTAAATTTGTGACTAACAATGGAAATGCTTTTGAAGAAGGACAATGGCAAGAAACAGTAGAAGCTGGCATACCTTTTAAATATAATTACGACACAATGCCACACGTTCTTATACGTCAGGCAGATGGTAATTTTAGATTTGCAAGAGTAGATGGAGACAGTTATAACGTGACAGTTGATGGTATAACAACCTCCTATACTTTACCTAAATGGGGTGAACGTGTAGTTGGTGATGTTGTATCTGCACCAGACCCTTCTTTTATTGGTCAAAAAATAAACAATGTATTTTTCTTTAGAAATAGACTTGGATTTCTTGCAGCAGATAATGTAATACTTTCAACAGTATCAGAGTTTTTTAATTTCTTTCCAGAAACAGTTATATCAGTTTTAGATACTGAGCCTATAGATGTAGCTGCATCTCATACAAAAGTTGCAATACTAAAACACGCAGTAACTATGGGAGAAAAACTTATATTATTTTCTGAACAAACACAATTTGTATTGTCAAGTTCAGCAGATAATTTAACGCCTTCAACAGCTAACGTACTTGTACAAACTGAGTTTGAAAGTAATACAGCAGCGCAACCTGTAGGCTCTGGTTCTTCTATTTATTTTTTAACTAAAAAAGGCACTTTTGCAGGTATTAGAGAATATATCCTCACAGGTAACCAACAAATCCAAGATGCTGCAAATACAACTATTCATGTACCAAAACTGATACCAAGTGGCATTTTTAAAATGGCAGTATCAAACAATCAAGATATTCTTGTTTTGCTTGGTACAGAAAATCCAAACAAGTTATATGTAAACAGATGGTTATATGGTGAAGGTTTTACTAAAGCTTTAAATGCTTGGTTTACTTATACATTAAACAGCAATAGATCTATTTTAAATATTGATTTTATTGGTACTGATTTGATAATGGTTATAGAAGAAGCTAATGGTGTTACCCTTGAAAAAATACCATTTGAAACAGGTTTTACAGAATCTAATGCAGAGTTTGAATATCATTTAGATCATAAAGTAACCGAATCAACTAACGGTGTATCTGTTGCTTACAACTCTAGTACTGACATTACAACATTTACTGTGCCATATAGAGTTAGAAGTAATATGAATATTGTTGGTCGATACCTTGCCAGTAATGAAACAAGCACTTTTATTGATACTCAAGGTAATACGCAAACACTTAAAGCTGGACAAGTTTTAAAGACTACTAACCTTGTAGATGGATCTACTTCAACTATTACAGCAGCAGGTGACTTTACAAATAGTAAATTTATTATTGGTGAACCTTATGAAATGCACTATAGATTTAGCAAACAAAGATTAACAGGACCAAATGCAAATGAATTTATAAGTGGTCGATTGCAAATACATCATTTTTATATTAAGTATGAAGATTCTGGTTTTTTCCAAGTAGAAGTAACACCTGAGAACAGAGACACATCTCTACATAAATTTACTGGACGTTTGCTTGGTGCTGCTTCTGCTTCGGTTGGACTAATTAATTTAGATACAGGAACTTTTAAAGTGCCAGTAATGAGCAAATCAGATAGAGTAAATATAGATATAAAAAACAATACATTCTTACCTACATTATTAGCTAGTGCAGAATATGAAGGAGTATTTCACATGAGGAGTAGAAGAATTTAATGGGATATTTAAGGAAATCAAAACTATCAGATCTTAATTATGTATGTCAAAACATGAGGCAAATGGATCGATTAGAAGGTTTATACCAAACAGGGAAAGATGCTGAAGATGCTTTACGTTTATGTTATTTATTTGGTGACAAAGTTTTAACAATAGCTGGTGACAAAGATCAACCTATGGGTTTATGTGGAGTAATAAAAGATGGCTGTATATGGATGATTTGCACTGACGAATTGTTTTCTAATAAAAAATATAAAATACAACTAATAAGAAAAGGTAGAAAATGGGTAGACAGTTTGTTGAAATCTTATAAAGTCCTATATAATTTTGTATATGCAGAGAATCATACTGCTATAAAGTGGTTAGAAGCTCTCGGTTTTGTTTTTATAAATTATCACGAAAAGTATGGTCAACATGAAAAACCATTTTATGAATTTCTGAGGATCGCCTAAATGTGTTCTGTACCAGCAGCTATTAGTGGAGGTTTAGGTCTTTTTCAAGGGCTTGCTATGCGTAGTGCTGCAAAGCAAAGAGCAAGAGCTACATTTGAAGCAGAAAAACAAGGTGTTGCTTCGGCAGAAGACAATAAAAGAAATAAACAATTAGCTTTAGCTGAAGGTAAACAAGAAAAGAAAGCTGCTGCTAGACAAGATAAATTTGCTAAAGCTATTGATACATTAGTAGCAACTAAAGCTTTATTAGCAAAAGGACAAGCTGGTAATACCACAAATTTATTAGTAATGGATCAAATAAGACAAGGTGCAAACTACAATGAAAAAATAAGACAAAGCATTGAATCTATGGACAGACAATATTTATTTGATATAAAATCAACTGAAGCGGAATATCAAAACATAAGAAACAGATTAAGTGTTAATACTATAGAAGCATATAGTAAAGTACCTTCAATAGGTGAAGCTCTTTTAGGTGGTGTTGCAAGTGGTATAAGCACTGAACTTGGTAGACCTGAAGGAGCCTTCTCATGACATCAAGTTTTCAAAGTACATCAGGCGAAAGTTTTAGAAGACCAGTAGATACTTTTGTTCAACCAGTTAGCGTTATTCAAAGTGACAGTATGCTACGCCTTGCTGAAACTTTAAAAACTATTAATCCAGTATTAACAAAATTTGCAATTAGAAAAGATGATGAAAGAAATGAAGCAAAAATGGTACAAGGTCAAGAATTTATATTGCAAGCAGATGATGAAGAATTAAAAAATGCAATGAAAACAATAAATGAAAGAAATGGTAGTAGAGCTAAAAAAGATTTTTTAGGTAATAATAAATTTTTTCAAATAGGTGCAGAAAGGCAAATAGCAATTAACTTGGGTAATGCTGCGGAAACAAATACAGAAAAGTTTTTTAAAAATTACACAGTTGAAGTGCCAAACAAATCTGGTGGTGTTGATTATGTACCTTTATCAGACTTTGATGTAAACTCTGCTGTTTTTGATAAAGCACTATCAGACTTTAATAGAACGTCATTAATAAATACAAAAGGAATAAGACCAGCAATTTTAAATAAATATTTTTTACCAAAACAAAATGCAGCCTTAAAAAAAGTTTTTGATAGACAAGTTAGTAATTCAGCAGATAAAAATATTGCTAAATATTCCAGTATTATTTCATCAACTTCTTTACAAAATTTTCGTAATATAAAAAAATACGATAAAAATATTGAATTAGATATTATTGATAATGATGGATCTATAACAGGTTATGACCATGCTGTAAATTTAACACAAGAAGATATAGATTATGCTGTTTCATTAGGTTTGTCAGAAGTTGTTTCTCCTACAGCTTTAGTAGAAACAATTAAAAAAAATGCTTACACAATATTGAATGAATACAAAGAAGGCAATATATCTTGGGTTGAAGCACAGGAAGAGCTAGATGATTATATAGATTTTATGAGTGATTTAAAAGTAGGACCAAAAGGTAGAACTAAAACAGGAGTAGAAGTACAAAAAACATTAGGAGAATTTTTAGAAAAAGATGATGCAATTTTAAATTTAAAAAAAGATATATATAAATCTTTTAATGATGCTAATAAGCAAGAACAAGATTTTGTTGAACAGGAAAAGAAAATAGATATACAAAATACTTTAAGTAGTATGGATTGGTCTTCTACTGATGATACTAAAACATATAAAAATAATGTTGCTACTCTCAAAACTTTAATAAAAAAACACCCAAACCTTAGAGAATTTATTGTTAAAGAATATGATTTAAGAAATGATAATGTAGATCTTTGGTGGGATAGATTTACAAGAGATTACAACAATGGCAAGTTTGGAGATAAAGCAAAAGCAAGAACAAGAATAGATAGCTTTATGGCTTTATTAGGTTCAACTGCAAGTGAAGATGATAGGAAAAGATACAAAGAAGCTTTAAATCTTATTAACAAGGAAAGTTCACAAGGAGTTTTTAAAGCACACCCAGAATTTAAAAGGTATTTAGATTTTGGTAAGAAAGCATTAAGAGAACAAAACAGTTCTGGAATAGTAATAGTCAAAGCACAATTTGAACAACCGTTTTTTGATTTAACAGAATACTATAGAAACCAAATAGATATATGGGCTGGTACAACTTATGCAAATCCAGCAGACAAAGCAAATGCAAAAGCAGCAATAATAAAAGAATATTTAGAAGAGATAAGAGCTATTGGTAATGGTAATTATGTTTATAAAAATCCTGTTAATGAAATTTTTAAAGAAGGTGATACATATTTAAAAAAATCAAGTATCAACAACAACAAGTTAAATCAACTTAAAGGATTAGCAGAAGGTGGACCTGTTAAAAAAGATAAGCCTGTAATTGTAGGTGAAGAAGGACCAGAAATACTTGTACCTAAAACTGATGGTTTAGTTATACCT